CAGTGATAATTCCTGCTTTAACATTTACTGTGTTTAAGTTAGACATAGATCAGATAATCCCTTCTTTGTATTTATTATGCAAGATAACGTACAAGAACAATACCGCTACCGCCAGCACCTGGTGGACTATATGAACTTCCAGTATATGCAGATCCACCTCCACCTCCACCAGTGTTAGGGGCACCGCCTTCTCCATGATAGGTAGGAACAGCATTTTTTCCGTGATCTCCACCACCACCTAGTCCACCGTTACCGTATGAACTTGGAGGGGCACCATCACTGTTACCAACCGCTCCAGCACCACCACCAGCGAAATATCCATTTTCACCGTAGGTAGTACCAAACTGAGAAGAATAATCTTTACCTACTCCACCATTTCCACCTTCGTTTGCTCCGTTACCAGCATTACCACCAGGTGCGCCAGCGCCACCGCCGCCTCCACCAGTATTATCATCACCAGGTCCCCATTGTCCGCCAGGATTTCCAAATCCACCAGATGAAGAACTTGGTTGTTGTCCAGTACCAGGATTGTTCGGTTCGTTTTCACCAGCAGCACCACCGCCAGATCCACCAGGTCTTCCATCTTGACCACCGTCACCACCACCTCCGCCACCACCGCCTAGAGCGGTTTGACCGAAACCAGTTGTTGCTTGTCCATCTTGACCCTGTTGCTCACCACTAACGACTCCACCGCCGCCACCAATATCGATTGGATAAGCACCAGGTGTAACGGCAATAGTCTTAAATACAAGACCGCCAGCACCTCCGCCAGCAGCGTTGTCGTTACCACCTGAACCTCCACCACCGACGAGAAGAACTTCAACATCACCACCTTTGGTGACAGTAAATGTTCCATCGCTGGTAAATGCGTGAATTGTGTATCCATTAAAGGTGTATGTGTTATTACCACCAGATGCTTCAACTGTAGCACCACCCATTGTCAACCAAATAGGTTGATTAGTTCCTGAATCAATACCGTTATAAACTTCTAAAGCACCAGTATCTAAGTTGAAACCTAATTTACCAATTTCAGGTGATACAGGTCTTCCAGCATCATTTGCATATGATTGAATCTCAGCATCACTAACAATACTTTGCCATGCAGATCCATCCCATACTTCAATAATATCAGTATCGGATCTATAAATCATAACACCTACAGCAGGTGCAGATGCGGGTCTATTTCCAGAAGTATATTGCGGCAACCTAAAACCAGTGCCTGCAGAGAAAGACTTCAGAGCCTCTACATTTCCACTTGCGGTAACACTAGTTACATTTAATCTAGGCATTGTTATCCTATAATTACTACGCTCTTAGTATTTATCACTTAATCCACCACCACAACGGTGTATTTGTGATTGCGCCATTGTTTCCTGCATTACTTCCAGCACTACTTGCAGCACCACCCCAGTTTCCATTATCGTCGTTACCAACCTTTGCAGAAATATTACTATCAACGTCTTGTCCAGTTACATCGGTGTTTGCACCTTGAATCGGAATTGCTAACGTACCATCAACGTCACCGCTAGATCTAGATGTATAAGTTGCATTTCTACCAACGTGATACCACTCAAATTGTGAACCAGGATTGCTTAATGCTGCCCAAACATCAAAACGTCCTCCAGATGGAGCACTGCTATTACCAACAGTACCATAACTATAATCTGCAGTATCAACTCTAGATCCCTGATAACCATAGTCAGTAATATTGTTATACTTATGGTTGGGATTGTTATAACCATATTTGATATTATAACTATTATCAAATTTTCTTAAACTAGATCTTTGAACACTAGGGTTACTACCATTAGACATATAATATCTAAAGTTACCTGCTGTTGGTCCCCATACTTCTTTCCATGTAATAGTATTATTCCAATTGTAATACCAATCAGCAGATGCAGATGCTCCCAAAGCAGTATCTACAGAGTTGTTAGCTGTAACTCTAAACTGATTCATTGGCATATCATAAAAGTTAGCAGATGGATTATAATGTTCAGCACCATCAGGACTAATATAATTTCCTGTAGTAATAATATTTTGACCATCACCACCCCATCTAAAACCCTCTGCAAATGATGCGACTAACATCCATCCACTATTACCATCTGCATCCTGAGTATCAAAATCACACCAAACTTCTTTAACACCTGCAGATGTTGTAATAAATCTCTTACTCTTACCACTGGTAACAATACCATCGTCAAATAATTTCTTAGCAGATATTGCTGGTTTAGTTGCATCAGATCCATCATTAGTTGCACCTAACGGCATTTGAATCCATTCAGTACCATTATAATATTCAGCACTATCGATAGTTACATTGAACCGTATCATTCCTGCTACTGGAGTTGACGGTCTTTCAGCAGTTGTTCCTCTGGGTAAACAAAATTGAGCACTACTTGCCATAGCAAGAGTACCATTGATGTTAAGGTGTGCATCACCTTCCATCCTGATTCTAAAATCATCCCAGTCGGGACCTTCCAAATTGTTAACTTGAAGAATACTCATGAGTTCTTTTGTAATAATGCCCAGTTCATAACAAGCATATATCCATTGGATGTACCGAAGTTACTACCATACAATCTCCAATATCTATATTTAATCCCGTTCGTATTAACGGGAATCCACTTATCAGTATCGTTGATAGTATTACTATACATGTGACCACCAGCATTATAAATTAGATAACCGTCAGCAGAACTAGCAGATCCATTGTGATAGTCCCATTGAGCAACTGTTGTCCAGTTACTATCATCATTTGATCCTTGAATTTCATTTCTATTGGACCAGTGACTATCGTTAGGATAACCAATTACAAAGGTAAAATCAAATGATTCTGCATTACCACTACCCAAATCTACACGGATCCAGTTAGTGCCACCCTGCATCTGAATACCATATGAGGGCCAACTACTAGTAGTGTCTCTACTAACAGCATCAGCAACATTATTAGGACTGCTACTACCCTGACCAGAACTTGTAGAGTTAGTCCAGTTAAAAGTAGTGGCGTTTCCTAGAGGACCAGAAGGTGTAAGATAGTTTGTATAGTCAGCAGAATTATATGTTGGAGATCCAGTTTCAAGATACATGAACAATGTATCGCCTGTATTACCACCACCAGAACCTGAAGGTGCATACGGAGTGTTAACAATACCAGCATAGTTACCAGTAGAGTCAATGTTACCCCATACCATACCAGTGCTCCAGACAGTACCAGGATAACCTAAAGTAACAATATCATGTGTTTCACCACCGCCATTATTATGTTGGAAGTTCATCGGTTGATTAACTCTAGTTGATGAACCTGGTAAAGGTGTTACAGCATAAGTTGAGTTAGTAGATGCTGTCCAATTACTATAATTAGAAAGAAGTGATTCAACTACAACATCAATATTAGTTCCTCTTTGGAATCTATATTGAACGCCAGGATTATTTACACTAGTAAATCTTGCAACAGTCCAACTTGCGTTTGCCTGAACTTCAGATAAGTTTGCTGCGGTTACAGATGGATCTGCTACTGAAAGAGTTCCAAGTGTCTTAAAGTTTGGTGATCTTGCATCACCTTGAGCATTGAAAACATATGCCAAATATTCATCGGGAATTGTTGGTGTGCTACCACCTCCGCCACCGCCAACAGCACCCGCAAAATTATAATCTACCCATGCAGAACCATCATAGATTTCAATAATATTATTGTCTGTGTTATATCTAAAATAACCTGTCTGAGGACTGTTAGGACGTGAAGAGGTTCCCCCAGATGGTAACTGGAATGCACCAGTATTTAATGAATTATTTAATGAACCGTTTACTCTAAATGTATGACCAGCAGGAATTGTCACCTGATTCAAGGTGGCACCGATTCCTTTTAGATAGTGGGTGCTGAATGTGCTCATATCTTAAATTTGTTTCCACTCTACACCAGTATAGATTTCTAGTCTGGATGTTGTTGTATTGTATCTGATACTCCCATCATCAGGTGCACCAGGTTTAGTTGATGCAGAACCTGAAGGGATAGGAACATATGATTGATTATTTACTCTAAGATCACTAGACATCAATAGAGTAGAAGTGGCATCTAATGACACTTCAAAATTAGGAGAATTGCCTCTGACTGTACCGACGTTAAGTTGTGGCATTATACAACACTCCAACTACCACCTGATTCAACGGTGACAGTATAACCGTTTGCAATTGTCATAGGACCAGCACTCATGCCGTTGGCAAATTCACCACCAGCAGTAGGTCCAACTGTAATATTTTCTTCGATAGTAGCGGGGTTTGTTCTGATAACACTATCTGACCCCAAAGCAGGACCACCACCAGAAACTGCTGACCATCCAGCACTACCAGTTCCATCATCTGCTTTGTAGATTTCAGCAGAATCTGTATCAGTATTGAAACGAATTGTGCCAGGCGATACACCTGTAGGTCTCTGTGCTTGAGTACCTACAGGCAACCTAAAAACACTATTTGTGTTCAGGAAACTCAAAGTGGTGATAATTGCTTCAGTTGCAGTGGATATCTGATTTCCACTAATTCTTGAGATTGCCATGCTGTCCTAGTATTCCTCCTTAGTATTTAGATAGGCAGTTCGAGAATATGAACTGTGTCTGCTGCTAAAGGTGCATCACCGCTATTAAACACGACGTTTGCTCCGTTAGAATCGACTGTATAGTTGGTTCCCGCAATTTGTGCAACACCATTGAGGAATACTAATAGTGAATCATCACTATGTTGAATACCACCAGAATAGGTAGTTACTGCAAATGTAAGTGTTGCTCCATCTCCAGTATATGTTTTTGTGATGTACTTGTCGGAACCAACAACACCACGACCAGTACCAACTACATCACCATCAATTCGTACAGAACCATCTACGTTGACCCTGTAAGAATTATTAGGAGCAGTACCAATACCGATAATTGTGCTGTTGTTGTAAGAACTAATATTGATGTCACCAGTATCTGTGAGACCAAACTCTTTCCACGCTCCACCGTAGTATATCCAACCAAGCGACTTGCCAGGTGTCCAGTTGATGTTATAAACAAGATCACCATCAGCAGGGGTATCGTATCCTGTGATATTAGCAAAACTGGGTTGTCCATTTGCATCTTCAGGTGCCAGTAAGGTTTGTTTAATTACCGTACCATCCTGATTGTAATAAGAGATCTTTCTTGCTTGAATATTATTTGTAAATGTAGTCAGACCTTGGAAGGTAACGGGACCAGCGAAAATAGATTCCAACTGGTTTGATGCACCACCAATAACGGTGAGTTTATCAGTAAGAACCAACTCTGAGAATGTCTCAATAGTTGTGTTCTCTTCACCAACAACGTTAAGTTGTGCAATATCTTCGTTTGTGATTTGACCTGTAACAGGGTTGATAACCTGGTTACCAATAAACAGGTCACCATTAGAGTTAAGACCAGAATAGAATGCAACTCCTGCATCTTCCTTGATAGACTGTGAGAATCTAACCTGTTCTTGTGTTAATGTTTCTACCTGAGTCTGAGGGAATGCAGTTGAATAGTTACCTGGTCCGAAACCAAGATATTCAAATGTATGGTTACCAGATCTCAGGATTGAGTGTCTTCTAAACTCAACGTTGATAGGTGCAACTGTACCATCAGTGTTTTGTCGGATATTGATCTTTCTCGTTTCCTCATCACCATTTCTCGCAGTCAGTTCAATGTTAGATAGTCTAGCATTAACCGAATCATAGTTAGGTGTAGTACCTGGTTGAGTCCAACCAGTGTCAGTTAACAAGAACTGAATACCTTCCTTAGTGATTGAACGCTTAGGATCTTTTGCTGGTGTAGGATTAGCACCATCAGTTGCATTTACGAGACCGATAGTTTCGTTGTCAGCGACGGAAATCGCAGCAAGAGGGTCAGCAACAGGATTGTCTCGGTCAAACGTAGGATAGACTTCGTTGACGTTTTGAGAGAAGAATCTGTCGTTGAAGTTAGAAGTTGAAGGTGCAATAGATGCACAAAGCAAGGTAAGATAGTAGATTCCATCGTTAACACCTCTCTCAAATTCTTGTACAACTTCAATATCGTAGATATAGAAGGTTCGCTGTAAAGCGTATGATGTTGTATCACTATTCAGAGGTTGCATTACGAAACCACTGATAGGATCTCTAGGCAGAGGATTAGTTTTATCCTTGTCAATCACATAACGTACACGATATGTTCTATCTTGTAAGTCACGAGGGTCAGGAATCCTCTTAAGGAATGTAGTAGGAGTAAAGTTAACAGTATTATACTGTGTATTAGATGATAATGTTGTGTAAATTGCATTGTTGGTAGAATCTACAGAGAGATACCAACCACCAACAGAACCAGCAACACCACCGATTGTATATGTATTTTCATCATATTGAATAGGAGATCCAGCAGTACCAGCAAGTTTACCAGATACAGAAGGACCATATGGTGAAATAGATGCCTGCTGAACTGTTGCTTCAGTTGCACCGTTTGCTACAAGTAAGCAATTGATTTTGTCGGGAACAGCGTTATTACCCGTGCCATCTTGACGAGCACCAACGGTGAAACCTTGAACTCTTGTTGTAGGTGGAGACGCTTCAACAGTGTATCCGTAGAGATATAATCTTGTGCCAGGTGTCCCTCCTTGTCCAGCAAGTGCTGCGTTAATTACTTTTGTTCTTTGAATATCGATGTTCACCCAGTTAACAGATGTTTCTTCACCGAAGATAACGTTACCATTAACTGTGCCAGTATTTGATGCTGTTAATGTAACAACTCTTGTGTTTGTATTGACACTACCTACAGTTGCACCAGTTCCAATATTGGTGCCACTGACTGTCATACCTTGAATTACTCCATTGATTGATCCATCATTAGCAAGAGTAATTGACGCTGCAGCGTTAGTACCAGTAGCAGTTGTACTGATAACATTGAGAGATCTTGGCGGGATGACATGTGTGATTGCACCTGCTTTATCTTTCGAGAATGCTTTTGCTTTGAAACCTACAGAACGAAGTGCAGTGTTACCGAAGTTAGAGTTACTGTTAGTAATTGACATGTCACCACCGCTCAATGCGATGAAGTGACCAGCATATCCAACAGCGAACACCGAAACTGCCTGAATGAAGGAGTCATTAGAACACTTAATGTGCTCGTGTCCCCAACCCTTACGATATTCAGCGAAACCATCTAAGTGAGCACCATCGCCAGCAGTTGCTACATCATAGTTACCAGTAGAGGCGTTATATCTTACAAATGCTCTATCATCTTTTTGTAGTGACAGTCCAGTAAACTGTGCCACAACCATTGATTTGAAACCAGTTGCTTTGCTACCATTAGCGTGCATACCGTTCATACCCCATACAGAACGTAGGGATAAGTTAAACGCATATGGTGATGCAGAGTCAACAGTGTCAATCTCTGTCTTAACAGTAATGTTTGAACCTACAGCGTTTCCTGTTGGTTCTCCTTGCATTTGGTAAGTAAAGACGTTACCAGATGCGGACGTGACCGTAAAACTTCCGTTATAAATTCCTGCATCAAGATCGGATTGCGGTCCAGTTGATCCTGTAACACCACTAACGTTGATGTTAACACCAACAGAAAATCCGTGGTCTCTGGGGTTATCAAACTCGTCAACAGTGACAGCCGTAGCTGTCTGTCCATTTCTTGTGATTTGTAAGACTCTGTATTCATCGGAGATAGGTCCAACGATTCTATTTTCCTCGACCCTTGCCTGAATTTGGTCAGTAGCAGGATCGCCAGAGGTATCGGGAATCGTTGCGAATGCTTTCGATACCTTCTGATAATAAATTTCTAAATCTGTTCTCTCAAGAATGTTTGGTACAGCAGAATAATCTGCATTAGGAACTGTGCCCTGAGAGATTAATGATGAAAGACTATTAACACCATCAGCAAACTCAAAACATGTGAGTCTATGGTGTGAGAACTTAGGTGCTAGTGTTTCAATTGAATCAGGTTTGAAGTATACACCTTCTTCAGCACCGTCAAAGAAAGAGAACTGCCAGAAATATGTACCACCAGTTACCTTGAAGATAGCAGTACGGGGAGGTACTTGCGCTTCAGTGTTAATACCCTTAGCAGCGTATACTGTAGGATATGGAACATACTTAGGAATGATCTTTGTACGACGGAGGTCAGTACCAACTAGAGAACAACCTCTAGGTACGATGATACCACCTTCAATTGAATTATATTTGTATAATACATTATTAGGAGAAGTCAAATCAAGGTTTGAGTTCTCATCAAGAGGAGCAACGTTTGTATAGAGAACATCACCTGGTCTGTTATCCACCACATATTCTGCTGGATACAGCATAATCGAGAAGGCATCAAACTCGTCGTTTGATAAACCAACTCGATAAGAGAATCTTGCTACTTCGAGAAATGCCCTTTGTAGTGACTTGAACGGACGCAATGCAGAGTTTCCCCTGTTGTCAATAGCATCAGATGCATCAAAGTCATCAGGGTTAACGTAAATAATACGTCCAGTTCTGGACGTAATAATATTCTTAAGTCTAGTAAGGGACATTGCCTACGCTGCTTTTTTGATTATTTATTAGGAACCGAAAACTCTAGTTGTCAATGCTGTAGAAGCATCTTGGAATCCAACTAGACTAAACATATTGTTTTGAGTTGCACTCTCAACAACCAATCTTTCGCCAGGTCCAACGACGAGAGATGTAATTCTGTCAACATTGTTGGCAGCATTTGTCTTATCTTTGGTAAGATAATTTTGATCTTCAAGTGCAGTAGTTGCAGTTGTCACTGAACTAACAGTTGCAAGAGTTCTTGTCTGAGCATTGTCTTTAGGAACATCTTGGAATGTACCAGATCCAGCAAAATCAGCAGATCCAACACCCTTGATTACCTTAAGTGCAGTTCCAACATAAGAACGAACAACACCATATGCACCAGCAGTTTGAGCAGTTACAGTATAAGTTGTTCCTGCATCACTAAATGTGTCAGTGCTGTTTACCCAAGTTCCAGTGATATCAAACACATAGAACTCATCATATTCATAAATTTCAGAAACAGTGAAGGAACGGTCAGATCCACCATAGTTTGCATTAGAGGCAGTACCTGTACCACCATCATAGAAATAGAAGTTATTAGGTAAGTTAGAGTTACCACCAAAGGCAAACTGAACATATCCACTACCACCGTCACCATGAGCACCACTAGTTGTTCTACCAGTGGTAAATTCTGTACCATCATCAGAGTTACCAGCAGTATTATCAGGACCCCACTCACCATTAATGGTAGATGAAATACTGAAGTCTCTACCACTCATAGTAGAGTCAGATACATCAAAACGATATGTTCTGTCACCAAAGAGTGTAAGAGGAGAGTTGAAGAATGTACCGTATACTCCATTAGCAGTGGTAGTAGAGAATACAAATTCTTCTTCAGCAGTGCCAACACCACCTGTAGCAACAGTTGCTGTTGCTGAACCATTTCCTACAGAATCACCAGCAGCAAACTCAGTTCCAGAACCATTTAAGGTAGAAGGACCGATATACAAGATAGTTTCAGTTGCTTGGTATACTGTTGCAGTAGTTGTGTTACCACCAGTACCCTTTGTAAGAGTATCACCGATAGCAAATGTACCACTTACAGATTCAACAGTAATCGCACGAATAGAAATATCTTTAACGTAGATTGTTGTTACGGGAGGAATATAAAATGACTCGTACTTAAATGTCTTTTCACCATCAGTAGAGGTGAGAACTTGTCCTGGATTAAACTCATCGTTGATACTAATATTAGTATTAACTTTGATTCTATAACCAGTAATAATATCTCCTTCATGCAATTTGTATGTACTTGCATCAAGAACGAGATTTTGATCGAAATCTTTGAGAGCAACATCATATGCTGCACCAGTACCATCATTGGCGATGGTTAATACTGCCGAAGCAGATTGATCCACAGGAGCACTATACAGGACTGTATTAGTAGTTCCCGCTGGTTTTGCTTGTCCTAAAAGTCCTTGGTCTGCCATTGTTAATTAGAATCCTGCGTAAAAGAATTGTTGAAGACGGGTTTGTCCCGTTAAGTTAGAAGCACCGATACCAGCACCGAAGTTAACATCATCAAGGGTAACGTTATCAGTAGAAAGAAGTGTCGCGTCTGCGTTAGGGAATTTAATTACTCTAGTCGCAGTGATATTTTCTATGTTAAATTGAACTGCTCCTACTTGACCCTCTTGTTTGATAACAGGGGTAAACAGTGTCTTGTTCTTCAATTCCTGCGTTGCATTCGCAGTTGTAATAACGTTGTTTCCGCTACCAGTATTTAGTAAATTAGTTGGAGGGAACTCAAAGGTTTGATTTGAAAGCGTGTTTTGATTAGCAGTGCTAAAGTTAACTTTCTTTGTGTTGTCTGTATTATCTTGCAGGATCAGATTTTCAATGGTTTTGTTTTGAAGAATCTGTGTAGCATCTGTACCAACCAAAGTGATGTTTGTGTTGGGAACAGTGACGGTTCTGTTTGCTGTAAGAGCATCAGTATTGAACTGTGCCCAGAATGTTCCATCATCAGCGTTAGCAGCAAGTTTCAGATCAACCATCGTCTTATTCAAAGACGTTTGTTCTGCTTTTGTATCTAATAGTGTAGATGATGTAGCGGTAGGTTCGTTAGTTGTGGTAACTGTACCTGCATCAGGAAGGAAGTATGAGCGTCTAGCGTTATTAGTATCTACCCAATTAATCTGGAAGATTGCTTCTTCAGTACCATCAACAATAACAAAGTTATCCTCATCAATAAGAAGAGTCTTGTTAGTTAATGTCTGAGTAGTATTATCACCAACAACGGTAGTTCCGTTACCAGAGGTAATAGCGGGAAGGGTGAAGATACGAGTATTAGTACCAGTACCAACATTAGAAACTTCAAATCTTGCCTTAGGTCCTTGTGCATCTTCCAGAATGAAAGTTTGGTCAGAGATAAGAAAGTTACCCGTGACCTTTACAGCACCTGTACCTTTTGGTGCAAGAACAATATCAGCATTGTTTGCAACATCATCGATAGCAGTAATGAATAGCGAAGTGCTACTATTACCATTATCAATTCTTGTCATATAAACACCACCATCACCAAATGCGATACCTATTTGATCGTATGCATTTTGATACAGTCCAGAATCTCGATCCAAGTCGAAACAAAGACCAGGAGCATCCTTAGTTCCTTGTCCAACTCCACGAAAGAGTTGATTAACTTTTGCTTTTCTGTTAGGGATCAATGGATCAGAAACAACAACTGGAAGAATTGCTTCTCCCGAGAGGTTAGCATCTGAGATTGTCTCTAACTGAGAAATTTTACGAGTTCCCACAGATAATCACACTATTTGCTACAGGTCTATTTATACTATTTACCAACACCATAATCAGGTGCTTTCTCTTCTAGTTTACGAATGTCATCGTGCAACCTAGCGACTGCCTCTTCTGCCTCCTTTGAGAGTTCATAAGACCACTCCTCACCTTTTTTATTCTTGAATGTCTTTTTCATGTTTTTCCTCCTCTAGGGTTTTGTATTGCCACTCATCTGTGTGTCCAACTGTCCACCATTTAGGTTCAGTCTCGACAGCATAGTTTTGTGTGCAAACTTTGAAATCAGGTTGTTTAAGATTACCTGGAATGAGAGAATTGTCTCTCCATACTACTCGGTTGTTTGGTTGAGCGGCAAATTGTCCGTTGTCAAGGGCGATGACGTTGAACGATTTGTGTTCGGGGTCCAACTCAGAAAAATTAGTGTCAATAACAGACTTATCTGGATGAGCAGTGTCAATCGTAAATTCATACTCGCCTGCGTGCATTTTTTTATCCTTACCAAAGAACTCGCAACGTCCTAAGATAGGTTTTTCTATCACGGTGATATGGTAGTCGAAAGAGTCCCATAATTCTAGAACATCTAGAGGTAACTGATCATCAGGATTGATGTCAGTTTTCCATACAAATGCACTTAAAGGTAGTTTATCATATAAGGCACCATATTCAGTAAGAAGTGTTTCAAAATATAATGCTTTTGCTTGAACACTTTTAACTGAAATCCAGATACCAGGTGTCAACTCTCCATGTCCCTTCTGATGATCATAAAGGTATTCTTTTTTCACATATACAGGATGTGGAGGAAGAGGATGTACTAAAAATGCCATTAGTTACCAGATGCGAATAATATGTTTTCAACAATACCCTCTACAAATGTCACCATTGCACTAGGAGTAGGAGCATAATGCACTGTCCAATGTGCAGGATATAGTTCTATTTGTTTTGAAAGAGGGTATGGAGATACTCTACCATGATTTATGTTCTTTACGACCTTGAAGCATCCACTATCTTCAAAATCATATGTTCCTGTATGATCTACTGTCCAAAGTTGACCGTTAGGATCAATCCAATTATACGTCATGTATCCTTCCAGATCTTTTGTCCGTAATTCTCGATTCCAGAATCCTGGTCCAAGATCAAATGTAGAATAAATGGTGTCGTATAATCCCATGGCGTTTATGTATACTGTTACTATTTACCTGAACATGGGACCTTCCATCCAAGCAACCAAAGAAATTCTTTTGCCGCTTTTAAGAGGTCTAACCCTATGTGGAACCCATGCAGGGAAGATAACACACTGACCTTTTTCAGGTTTCAAAGATTTGAAATAAGATCTTTCATAATGAATTTGAAATTCACCACCTTCATATTCTGAAGGATCACTCAACAGCAATGAACATGAAAGTTTCCTTTCCATTTGCGTTTGAGGTTTCACACTATTACCACCATTATCACAATGCCAAGTATAGAAGTCTTTTTGATCTCCGTAGTAAATAGTGGATTGAATTCTTGATGAAAAATAATCTAATTCATATCTAAAATAATCTTTGTTTGCTGCTACCATCATGTTCAATATAATGCCAGGTATCCATTCATCCCAAGGAATACCACCTGCCATCGATGATCTGAGTTCGTTTCTTTCACATGGTCTACCATCAACACCTGCAACGGTGTGTTTAATTTCTTCCTCAACATACTTTCGCATAGAAACAATCATCTCCTCAGGTAATTTACTGGGAGTCATCCAAAGAAGTTTCTGTGAAAAAGATGGTAAATTGGACATAATTAATTAGTAAGTAAGCGGGGGCGCTGCTTCTAAATGCAGATCTTTAATACTCCCCCTAAGCCAAATGTCGGACTTGAACCGACGACCTACGGTTTACAAAACCGTTGCTCTATCCAACTGAGCTAATTTGGCGGTACTTCGGGTTTACATACGTCCTTGAGTTGAATATTACATGCGAATGTTTTTCTAGTAACATCGCTTTGGTGTGGTGTAACCATATGCATAAGGTGACCAGGAAAGATAATGACATCACCTGCTTTGTAGTTTATACCACGGATATTTTGGTATCCGACCAATTTTTTTACTTCAGTTCTGAGAGACGTGCTATATCTATCTGTGAAGCAAAACTTTGAAAATCCCTCACCATCATTGGCAAAAAATACCATGGCGAGGTCTTGCATAGCATGATCGTGTACTTCTTGAAAATATCCTCTCTTGTAATAATTGATCCAAGGATCATACATAACGAACCCGAAGATTCTGTTCATCTGATTAGCAACTTCATGAAGAGACGGAGTTACTATAGACATCCATGATTCCCATTTCAAAGGAACTCTGTCAATGACACATTCTTTACCCCAACGAAATTGATCGTTGTCAATTGGTTCATGGCAATTCTCCACCGCTTCAATAAATTCTTCTGCGTTCGGTGCTCTGAAGTGCCAATAAAAACTGATAGGATAAATTAGATGACAAGACATAGTAGGAGTGAAGGGACTTGAACCCTTACGATTTTACAATCAACAGATTTTAAGTCTGGTGCGTCTACCTATTCCGCCACACTCCCAATATTATGGGTGGGTGGATGAAATGAACAGTATTCGTTGAAGGTGATTTTCATCTCCTTGTTGGTCAGATTAGCATGTTTTGCTGCAGTTGGCAAGTTCCATTTTGCTGACCAAAGCATTTCCATTGCATGACGAGTTTCAGGTCTCATTCGCTGCCTCTAAAAATTGTTTTTGAAATTCTTCTACCTGAGTCTGAATTTCTTCAGGAACAGGAGGAACTTCATTGACAGGAACCATCATAGCAGATTTTCCGTCAGGGCGAGTAATTTTCCAGCAAACTCTTTGAGTTTCTGTAAGATCCAAGATGAAATCAAAGTGATCTTCTGCTTGACGAAGTGTAATACCAATAGGTCCGATCATTGTTCTGCAAAGAGATAAGTTACCATTTCGGGATCAAGAATGTGACCGAGTTCAGAGATAGTCTCTGCAAATCCAGCAGCACCCTCGAAGTCCCATTTCCACTGAACTTCTTTGTCGTATCCTTCGTTGTCTACGATTTTGATTTTTCGTTTGGAGAAATTAACGAAAACGTGAGCGAGTTCTGTATTGGGCATGTGGTCTGTGTCTTTACTTATGCAGTATAGCAGACCGCCCTGAGCGTGTCAAGTCAATTGAGGAAAATCGATTTACCGTCGATTATGACGATACCTTCAGCAGACAAGACCATGCCTAGACCACACTTGACGGTTGCAGCGAGAGCAGCATTCAGGACGATAGCTCCAGCACCAACGTTGACATTAAACATTCCAGTAGCAACGTTACAGTTATATCCTGTTGCACCACAAGTCAAAGAATAAGGACCAAGTGGATTGACAATAGTATATCTAGGAATAGCATCAGCTGATAATCCTGGTGTCATAACTGTCTCTACAGATCCACCAACAAATCTACGAATACCAGTAAGTGCTTTGGGAATAGGTGATGGGGGTGTATTGATCATCTCAACTAAGTGAGGTGTAACAATCTCAATAGAGTTATCACCACTAAAGATTTGTTCTGCAGCACTTCTACTCTGTTGTGATGCAGAGTTTTCGTACATACTACCAGTAATCTTAGTAGATGTAGATGCAATATTTGCTTCAGCACCCTGCAATTCAAACTTAGCACCAACTGTGTTTATGTCAACATCAGAACCAAATCTGATAGTATGCTTCTGAACTTTACTGTTTTTCTTCTCACCTTTTTTATCAACAACTTTAGGAGCACCTTCAGCACCTAAGAAGAAACCACCACCAACTTCAATGTGACAATCTCCAGTAACTTTCAGGAAGTAATCACCTTTAATGTTTCTGACAACATCACCATCTACGGTAGAACAATTGTCACCATGTGTCTCCTCTGTACGGTTACCAGCATATGATGTATGGTCTGCAACTAAAGCACCATCATCACCTTTTTGATTATTTTGTGTCTTAGTATATTTTTTTACCTTATCTTCAATCTGTTCAGGTGTCAGATTTGGACTTTCTTCACGAATTTTTTTACGAGCAACATACTCTGCATACAAACTCTGATTTAATTTAACAGATGTATGAGTAGTACCACTGGCATTTTTATGAATACTTGCTTGTCTGCCAGGTGTACCGACAAACATCTCATAAGATCCATCTAAGAAAGTTTTTGCAGCAGTCAGATAAGGATCTGCATCATTAAAGATACTATCTAAAAGACCACCTGCTCTACTGTCTCCTCCACAGTCACCTCTAGATTTACCTCGTATCTTATTAATTTCTTCTAATTCTTCAGGAGTACAATGAGTAACACCAAATAAAGGATACCAACCTACAGTATCTTTACCACCATCAGCACTACGACCACAACCACTGCCAATGAACTTAATGAACATAGCAATCAAACCAGTGATTGAAGTAATACCCTTTGTGAATAGGTCTGTACCTGCCTCAAAGATTTCACTACCTGCTTGCCATGCATCGATGATTTCTTTTGCTTTACCAACACCATCGACAATACCTTTTACAGTATCAACCACACCAAGAACTGTATCGAGAAGACCTTGAACCTGACAAATAACTCTATCGATAGCAGTTTGTACACCCTGCATAACAAAGGTTGCTTTATCAATCAAACCGTCGAGTACACCTTCAAGTAAACCTACGATTGAACCAACAGGATCTGCAATGAAACCCAACAGTTGATTGTCGATCATGCAGAGAGATTTAAGGATCGTCGTAACTGCCTGTTGAATTACCGTGAAGACCACGAAAGGAGCACCAGTTGCACCACCAAGAATATTGACAAGTTCTAACTGTTCTGCAAGGTTTGCTAAAGATTGTCGCATCGCAGATACAACCTGAGCAAATACCGCACTCAAGAAGTTCTGAATCTTTGCAGTCAATGCCTTTGCACTAACAAGTTTACCTGTGACAATATCAAGGAAGTCACCATCTTCTGCTTTAATTAGTGATCCAGCATGGTCAGCAAGATCTTCTAAGAGATATGATAACTCATACTCTAGTGTCTTCCATGGTCCAGCAACACCATTAGCAGCAGGAATTGGTTTTTCTGGTTGTCTAGGTTTGTTGGGATTACCACCACTACCATTCAATAAGTTTCCTACATTAGCAGGAGATCCAGCACCAGCAGTTTCATTGGGATTACCATCCTGATCTTTACCAGGTAATGAAACGGTGTTATCTTGTTTTGGTCTGTAGAAACCCTCTTCTTGTGTAGTTGCCATAGTTGCATTAGGGTTCATCGGATGAACTGTTGCAACGTTGGGAGCAATGCCAGGTTCCATTGCTTCACCTGTGAAGGCAAATACTTTTTCTTTCTGAGTGTCTGCAGACTTCTTAACACGCATGACACCTAATACGATAGGCATCTGTGCTGCTTCTCCATCCATGAAGAAACCCATAACAATAGCGCCTGGTTGTAATTGACCAGAACTCTCACCTTGTCCATCATTACCAGGTTGACAAGTATGCTGAAGAACAGTTGCCCAAGGAAGATAATCCGTTGGCAAATCATTCGTAGTGCTACCACGAACATTAGTGTAGTATCCAAGAACACGCACTTTGACGCGACCCAATCTCATCGGGTCTTCGTTATCTTCAACCTCACCAACCCACCAGAAAAATCCGTCTTTACCGACGAAATTTACTGTAGGTTCATTAATAATACCGTCAATAGTTTGCATCTATCAATTTGTATTTTGACTATTTATCGGAGTTGCCGAAACCAGAATTATATAGGTCAAAGTCACGTCTCGTTAAAGGAGATGATTTGAGACCACATTGATAACTTCTAGCAACATCTTCACCCATGATGTTGAAAGATACAATCAATCTATTTTTCTTACCTGTATTTATGGGTGCCTCATGTAAAATATTAGATGGGAATACAATTAGATCTCCCTCTCTAACAACAGGTTGATATTTCAGATTTTCACCCGTAGCAGCTTCTAAGAAAGGACAATGAAACTTAGTTGCTTCATGTTCTCCTGCATCATAGTCAACGTACAGAATAGCAGAGTATCCTGTAGCACCGTGATTATGTGGTCCATGATAATCGCCTGGTTTTGATAATTCAAACCAAAGTGCAGTGATCATTACAGGACAAGGATAAGTTTGAGAGAAATCTCTCATCTCAGTATCAATGCAATCTGAGATTACAGGCATATATTCAGGGATACCACCATTATCATAAAAGTCGGTATACTTATCCAAAGGAAGTGCTTTCATAATTGCTTCCTTCTTTGCCTGCCAGTTATCTAGACTATACTGTCTAAAAGGAATCTTGAAGAGATAATCTCTTGCGTTACTCATAATATTTCAGGGGTTTGTTGTGTAGAGATACTCAAAGTTACTCTAGCAGAGAGAACATCGGGATCATGATATACACCAGCAGGTATATACAAAGCATCGCCTGGTTCTACAATATGTATTGTACCATCATCAAACTTATATGATACCTTTCCAATAGCACCGACGATTAAAACATTTACCTCATCATTGTGACGACCAAATGTTGCAGCACCTTTAGCAAAAGATGTATATAAATGACAACTGGTTGTTGTCCACTCTTTCTCAATCTCTTTTACTGCATCAAATACAGTCTTAGTTTGATTTTCATTATGAAGGACGATAGTTGGTATTGATATTGTATGTCCATGAAGATTGACTAATCCATGAACACTACATGTATCAAGTTCAAATTCATTCTCCATTTTGCGAATAACATCATGCCATGTTATTTGCTTCGCTAATTGATAGCGATTTTTACGGAAGATAACCATTCTGTTCTAACCATTTACGAGTTAAGGGTGTAGGATCATACACCTCCCACATAGCACCAGTAGCACATGCTTCAAGTGCTGCTTGGGTCATACCCTTTGTACGACCTGCCCATTGTGCTTCTGCTTCCCATGGCACTGCACCTTTAGGATAAGTGCGTTCCGCCATGACACGCCACAACATAGGCACATCTTCTTCGGGTTTGATGATAGCGATCATACTATTATCGATAGTACCTGCCATACAATCCTGTGCAGCGTGCCATCCTTCATGACGCATAAGTTGCATCAGGACAGCAGGATCTCCCATCCAATCTTTATTTAGATAGAAATTGTTACTGACGGTATGATAGACACCACGGTGCCCAATAGGAAAATATCGTTGATCAGCAAGGTATACTTTAACACCAATTTGATTTAGTGTCATCAACAGTTTATTAAACTCTTCTGCCTGTGGTGTAAATTCTTCAGTGTTAGGATACTGTGAAGAGATATCAAGAAGAGAATATACTTCATCAACATCTTTCTTACACTCTCGAAGCATCATGCATCCCATGGAGTCATTAGAATTGTATCCTTTGGTGATCTTATCTTCACCTGCCTGCACTCCATGTGCCATACTTAACATTAAACCTGCCAAAATAGCATTACGCAGTTTCATCGGAGTCTCCTTCCAGATAATCAAGAACAATATTGTGCAATTCCCAGTATCGTATATACCAATCAGGTAT